GCACTGGCAACCAATCCACTGGGTTGGATACTTTTGGCAGTGGGAGCCATTGGAACTGCAGTTGAAGCAACAGTGGGATGGTCACAAGTTTGGGCAGTATTTTATAATTATGCATCTGCTGCATTAAGGATCACCTGGAGTTATATCAAAGCATTTGGGTTAGCTTTAAAGGATATGACCATTTTATGGATGCAGATACTTACCTTACCTTGGCAGATCATGTATAATACAGCATCTGAGATCTTCAAGAAACTGGCAGGGATGATGAAGAAACTGGTATCCGGGGATTTCAAAGGAATCTTTGAGGATTTAGGCAAGGGATTGATCAAGGGAGTTGGGGAGCCAATAGTAGCAGTTGGCATGCAGTTGCAGAAAACCTTGAATAATTTTAAGGGATTAGGACAAAATGCAGCAGCAGAATGGAGAACTGCAGGAGTAATGGCAGCTTGGGCAGCTACACAGGGAAAGAAAAGTGTGGATTATACCAACATGCCACAAGGAGATGGATCTGGTGGTGGTGGTGGAGATCAAGGAGCAGAAACAGATAAAAAGGCAAGCTTGATTGAAGCCTATTACTCTGAATTGAAATGGCAAGCAACCGGGTATGAAGAATTCATGAAAGCTTTATACCAGGCAGAATGGGAAAACTTCCTTAAAGTAACCGGGGATAAAGAAAAAGCAGATGCCCAGCTTACTGCACATTTAAAAGCATTGGAAGCAGATAAAACTGCCTATGAGCTTGAACAATGGCAAAAGGCAAACACTGAACACAGGAGAAGCTTTGAAGAGCGCAAAGCTGATATAGAAAGCTACTTGAAAAAATTGGAGAATTGGAAACTTTTAGGGATATCGGTTGGCACTGATCTGCAAAAAACATGGGATGAATATCTTTCACTTTTAAAGGAAAAATCAGAAGATTCTGCCCAGGCATACCAAGATGCTCAATCCGGTAATGTGAAAACTACTGAGGAAGAAATTGGCATTTTGAAAACCCAATATCAAACTGATCTTGATAATTACAATTCTGCCCAGGTAAAGAAACTGGAAATTGATAAAAAAGCAGCTGAAGAAAGAAGAAGGTTATGGGAATCCAATAACCAGGTATTGATGAATGGTTTTGATGCTATCATTGCCGGATATACAACCATGTTTAAAAGCATGTTTGATACTTCCATGAGTGGAGGGGAAAGGATCAAGGCAATTGGCAACAGCATCAAGGATTCCTTGATCAATTCATTTGCTCAAACTACTGCCAACTGGATCAAATCAAAATTGATTGAGCTGGCAATCCATTCAACCACTGAGAAAACCAAAACACTGGTAACTGCAGAAAGTGAAGCAACCAGAACAGCTATTCATTCAACCAATTTGATGGTACAATTTGCCAAGGATGTATTGTTTGGGATAAAATGGGTAATGCTTCAAATATGGAAGTTTGGAGCAGCCTTACTTAATTTCTTTGCATTCCTTGGACCTTTTGCACCAATAGCAGTTGCAGGAGTATTGGTTGCAGCAGGATCATTGCTTGGAAAACTGAGAAAAGGTTTTAAAGGTGGTGGTTGGACCGGGGATGGAAATGAAAATGAAGAAGCAGGTGTTGCCCATAAGCAGGAAGTTATCTTTGAAAGTGGAATAGCAAAAAAGAATAAAAATTCATTGCTATACCTTAGAAATTTACTGCAAAGAGGTATAAATCTATCAGATATCCTATTCCCCAGGGTGCAAATGCCAACTTTAGCATATGCCCAAGGATCTGGAAACTCTTTTAATTATGACAGGATGGGAGATTCCATTACTAAAAGCCTAATAAAAGGCATGCAGGAAAGCAATTCCGGACAAAATAACCCGGAAATACATTTACATGTGAAGATCGATCCCACAACCATCAGTGATTTGAATAGGAAAGGATTGAAGTTAGAAAACAGACAGGAAATGTAAGGGAATCAAAAATTAAGAATTGGCAGAAGCAGAAGGTGGTTCCAATGAAACAGCATGAGTTTACAGAAATAAAATATTTTGATGGTTGTTTTGACCATACAAGACCATTGGAACATCAAATATACATAGGCAATGATGAAATGACCAAGGAGCCAAAATTTGTGGAATTTGTTTGCCCATGTGGTTGTGGTCATTCTGTATTTTTAAGAGTAAACTCAACCGGGGATGGAGATCATATCTGGAAAATTGAAAAACATGATGATGGTACTATTAGTTTATACAATTCAATATTAATGACTATAGGATGCCATTCACATTTTTATGTTAAACACAATAAAGTGGAATGGTGTAAATGAAAACTATCACTTTTATAAGCAAAGACACGAACACCGGAACCTGGAAAACAGATCTAACCATAACTGCAGATGAGTATATTTCCATTGGGATGTCACCTATAAAACTGGTAACTGATCAGTATTTCATTCGTGAACCTCAAAGAGCGCAAATCTTATTTCATTACAATCAGCAAATTGATTCTCTTACACAACTTTATGCAGGTAATATGCAAATTGGTAATGAGAAGATATGCCATGAGTTAGTAAGAATTTGGGAAGGAAGCAAGCTTTTAATGACAGGGATCATTCCCATTCAACTCAAAACCTCTGATGAAGCAAATGATAGCTTGGAATTGACAGTGTATGATGTTTCTTACCTTCTAAAATTATATGCAGATTCCAGCATGATAGTGCAGATCATGGAAGATATTGTAAACAACCTGGGAATAATCCCATGCACAGTATTACATGATCATCTATTGCAGGATTTGATTGGTGGGATGTTTCATGCAGGTTTTGTGGAGAATTACATACCCGGATTTACTTTGAATCTTAATTATGATCCTTTACATTTACGAACTTTCAGCGAATATCCAATATATGATTATGGTGTTGACTGGGCAGCCTTGATAGAACAAAGAGATACTTGGGCGCAAGATAGAATTGATGAAATAGAAGCAAGCCATATAACAGGAACTGCTGATTACTACCAGGAAGATGGTTTTTACATTGAAGATGGAGTGGTGGTTTATGAAATGAGAGCTGCTGCACAGGTTTATGCACTTGGTTCACCAGCATTTTACCGGAGATATAGAAGAAAAATCAGATTTGTGGGAACTGTACAATTTATAAAAGATGATGTGTTTTATGATGAATTGGCAATTGGTTCCTTACCAGCAGAAATTGATTATGATAGTGGTGGAGATGAATTGAATTATGGAGCGCATTATGATGATGTGGTGGTATTAACCGGATCTGCATTCATCAGATCGATCCTATTGATAGCAGAAACTTACAAGGCAAGTGATCTTTTGAGAACAGCCTTATTGATCAATGACCTGGCAATCTATTGTGATCCCAGTGGGAATTTGGTTGTAATGAATAAGATGTCATCCAATACAGCTTATGAAGATGTTGTATTAACAGATGATGATATCTATGATGATTCTATCAAAAATGAGATATTATGGTTGGAATCATTCAATGCTGATCTTTTAATAGGATTGGATGCAACCGATGTTGTAAAACAAATGATCCTGGATTATTTCAATGGCATGCCTTGGAAAAATGTGATAAACATGAAATTATGGGATAAAGAAGTAAACATAGGGCAATTCATATCATATGGAACGATCAGAGCCAAAATCATTGAAATTCAATTGGATGAAGATAATGATCCTACAATAAAAGCAATTTATGGTGGTGAAGAATGAGTGTTCCTTATATCTGGATAAGTAAAGAGATCAAATTCTTTAATACTGCTGAATCCACTTCTATAACATTTTCCAAAGCTAACCGGAACTTTTCAGATGCGGTTGTCAGTTACCAGGAAGAAATGGTAAAAGACAAAATGAAATCAGGAAAATACGTCACCAGGCGCAAAGGGTGGAGGGCGTACCTATCAGTTGACCTTTTATATCTAAAGTCAGCAGATCAAAGCCTTATTCTTACATTAATCGGTCTTATAAATGGAGCTGACATAAAATGCACCTGCAGTACCGATAATATACCTTTACCCCTGGGAAGCATAAGTCTTACTTCAAAAGTCAAGTTTGACCGGTTCGGAAAGATCGTTTATGCCGGTTCGAAGCTTCACCTGGAATTTATTGCTGATGATCTAATTGATAATGTTCCAACGGTACATGAAAGCATTCTGCCTTTGAATCCTAAATATCATTCAGAAGGTATATTTATGTGGTCAGGGATAGAAAGCTCAGGAGTTGCAGGTGCGCCGGTATCCGGGTATCTAAATGAAGTTATTGATGCAGGTAACCTGGTTCAAGGCGATAAGACAAAACAACCCTTAGTCCAAGGATCCGGAGTTCATGAAGGAGCTGACTTTATATGGTCGGCAGAACGGATGCTTTGGTGCAATGAAATGGCAGCTTTTATCGGAAAAACAAAGCCGTTTACGATTATCATGGCAGTTGGTTATAACTCAGGAAATCACTGCAGGGATACCTTCTTACAGTTTAATGACGGTTCTAATGGCTATTTAACGCTTCAGGCTTCATCTAATGAAGGACATCTGCATGTTTATGCCGGTTTGCTAAGTCAGGGCGTTAATGCTCAGTTTTGTGAAACAACTGCCTATTTACCCTCCGCAGCAACAAAACCAATTATTATAGCAATTCAATACGATGGGAATAACATATTGAAGATCATGCCCGGAAGGGGAACGATTGAAACAGTTAATCCATTTAATAAACTGACAACCCAGGCAACCACGATGCGTGTTGGACGTGGCTTTATTTGGCAGGGCAATGATGATCTTGGAGACTTCCGTTTTCATTATCTTCAAATCTGTTCTGCAGCTCTTGACCTGACCGGTCAGGACTTCAATGATCTGTTAGATTTTATAGAGGATAACATATAATGAGCGTTCCTTATATCTGGAATTACAATTCATTAACTATCTATGATCATACTAATAGCACCTATGTGACGTTTAGCAAAGCGCTTAAAACGCTATCTAATGCTGACCTTTCTTATGAAGAAGAATACAAACAGGAAAGAATGCGGTCCGGAAAGTTAAAGAAGCGCTCACGAGGTTACAGGGCAAACGCTCAAATTGACCTGTTATACACGAGTTCAGATAAACTTGATACATTTATAGGGTTGATCAATATACTAAACACAGCAAGCGTAGATCTTACGTTTGATACCGAACTGACAGGGTTTAATGCAGGGGAGTTCCTTCTGATCTCTAAGATACAGTTGGATAAACTAAGCAAATTGATGTCAGCAGGTAATAAAATAAAGCTTGAGTTCGAAGCAATTAGTTTGGTGAGTGCAATTCCTACTGATCATGCTACAACATAAATAAGACAGCCAGCAAGACAACACCACAGCAGTGTGGTGTTTTTTTTGCCCAAATAATAGGTAAAAAGACACAAATCAATTGATTTATCTTAAAACTATTTGACTAAACGCCCATTCTCATAAGTAATAGAAGAGAAAAGAATACACCTACAGCCATCATCTTACAGCATCTTGAATTTCACTGCCAAATCTAAATCAATGGGATATTGATTCTAATTGACTAATCTTAGTATCTTTCAAGTAGTATGTTCCTCTTTTAGGCAATGTAGGAACATGGCAGGGATGAATGATAGGGATAAAGATATAGATCATGGGTATAAATATGTATTTGTTCATGTCATAGAACAAATATCGGAACATAGGGGGGGGGGTAGGGTGCTTCCAAAATAACCATGCCTATATAGGTATTTATCCCCAGTTGCTTATATCGATACAAAATTTTAGGAGTTTGATAGATATCTTATATTTTTTAAAAATTTTTAAAAATTTAGTTGACAGGCAAATCCCAGGTTGTTATATTGTTCTTGTGAAATCGATGAGCAATAAACAAAGATAAGGAGTAACTCATGAAACCATTTATGATCTTAGACAATGACAAATTAACTGCTGTATCAATCATCCGGGAGAACAATCACCAGGTTGTTTATGTTCTTGCAGAGATGAATAAGGAATCTGCCATGTATGATTCTATCTGCCAGGTTGCAAAGGCATATGGATGTGGGAAGAATTTGATAGATGGATATACAGAACAAGAGTTAAAGGATATTATAGCAGTAAACAAGGAAAATGGGATTGAATTTGCAACCATTATTCTTAAATCAAGTGATAGAGGTAAAAAGAAAACCTGGTGTTGGAGAGGATTTAGAACCAGGGAATGCATTTCTGATACTGAAGGTGGAGAGATTGAAGAAGGTATTATAGGTTTTGAGGTTTTCATAGGTTATGAAAGAGGTCAATTCTTTGGAAGAGTTGCAGTGAGAGAGCAATGAAGGTTGGACTTTTAGCTGTAGATAATAGCTCTAACTTCCCTTCCCTTCCATTGATGAAGATATCAAGCTATCACAAGATGATTGGGGACCAAGTGGAGATAATGCAACCATATGTTCATTATGATCAAATTTATGTATCTAAGGTGTTCTCTAACTCACCGGATTATAAGTATAGGTTAAATGCTGATAACATTATTAAGGGAGGTACAGGATATCCTGGAGGGGATAATCTTCCAGATAACATTGAGCATATATATCCTGATTATTCTTTATATCCAAGCCTAACAAATGATGCTGCCTTTGGATTCCTTACAAGAGGATGCCCAAGAAATTGTGAGTTTTGCATAGTAACCGATAAGGAGGGGAATAAATCTGTAAGAGTTGCAGGATTAAGGGAATTTTGGTCCGGTCAAAAGAATATCATCCTGTTAGATCCAAATTTTCTTGCATGCAAGGATAAAAACCTCTTATTTCATGATCTCATTGAGAGCAAATCTTACATAAACTTCACACAGGGATTGGATATAAGACTTCTAAATGATCAGGATTTGCATAATCTGAAACTGCTAAAGATAAGAAGATTGCACTTTGCATGGGATATGGATAAGGATTCAGATTTGATTATTAAGAATTTAACTCTTTTAAAATCATATCTGAGCATAGATAAACGATCTGCAACAGTGTATGTATTAACAAATTATGGAACAAGCTTTGATTTTGATATGTATAGGGTTAAAAAGATTATGGAATTAGGGTTTACTCCCTATGTAATGATCTATGATAAACACCTTATTACTCAACACAATAAACTCTATAGGACCAGAAGCATAATGATGGAATTTGCAAGCTGGGTTAATCAACCAAACTACTTTTACAGAAGTAAATTTAATGAATTTCTAATATTTAGAGGTATCAAGCAGCATACACCATTTTATGAAGATCAAGAAGCTAAATGGTATGAATACAACCAATAAAAAGGAGAAAAAGATGGCAAATAAGACTACAGCATTTGTACCTACTGATGAGAATCAAAAACTGATCGATCAGTTGAAAGAACAACACCTTACTCCCACCAAGATAATGAGGTGGGCATTAGATGAATTGGATAAGGTTGTAAATCCAAAACCTAAAGAAAAGTAATCTCTACAAAAGGAAGTAACTCATGAATACAAGACTTGTTAATTTACTGGTGAAGGCAATACAGGAAACTGAATGCAGTTATGATGGATTCAATCAAGCTGCTAAGATTGCCAGGGATCGATGCCAATTAAAGGCAAAAACAAAGCCAAAAGCTGATAAACAACTTCCTACTCTTGAAGATTTAAGGAAATTCTTTGCAACTGTGAAAAAATCAAGCGCAAAACATACTCTGATGATCAATTTAATGTTTCTAATGGGTTTGAGATGTGAAGAAATGACACTTTTAAAGTGGGATGATCTGGACCTTGAACCGGGGAAAGAGCTTGCCCATGTGCATAGAAAAGCCAAAAGGGATAAGAATTTTGTGATACCAGGGCAAATTGCTGATCATCTTAGGTTGTGGAAGGACCAAAATAAGAAAGCAGTGTATGTATTTGAGAGCAAATATCATGAGCATTATACCACCAGAATGGTGAGAAAGATGGTGCAGGGATACCGGGAAGCTGCAGGATTATCTGCTGTGATCCATCCACATGCATTCCGGCACTTGATTGCAACTTTCTTGGCAGATGAGGGATGGTCATCACATGAGATTCAGTTGGTAACTGGGCATGATTCTCTTACCAGTACTGAGAGGTATATAACCAACAATGTGAACACCATCAGAGGTAAATTAAACCAGGTAACATCAAAAATTGGTGGTGGGTTATGAGATTAATCAAGGTAGATGCAGGATGTTATCTTTTAACCGGACCAATATCACATTGGGCAGCTATAAGGCATCTAATACAACATCCTTTCAAATATGATAAAGAGCCTAATGTTATCTTTATTCTTCCCTTGAATCAAGAGGAATTGATATCCTTAGAATTTCGCAAAATTGAGCATGGATATGCCTTAGAAGAAAATCATCTTAGGCAATTGATAATCAGCATGGATAGGATGATCATAAGCAATTTCATGAATGGCATTGAATCCTTATTCAAACAATCAAAATTTGAAATTGGCAAGAAAGAAAGAATAAAAATTTACTTGGATTATCGGTTCCATTATGGATCAGTTGATCTGATTTTGGAATTGGATAATACTTGGGGAATTTGTGAACCTCAGAATTTTTAAGGTAGGTAAAAATGGATAAAGCTAAAAAGCTATCAAAAACCATCAAGGGAGTGAGAAGAGGTTGTAAGAAGAGAACATATCAGATAAACCAAGAAAACATCAACAAGCTAACTTCTCTAAGCTCCAGGTTGAAAATTCAAGCAAAGCCTAACTGCTGCTTAGATGACCTGGTGAATGAAGCATTACCACTTTTATTTGAGAAGTATGGAGAATGATATGAAAGATTCATTACTTAAAGGAATCCAGATTGTAAAGGATAAGCTCCCAGGGATGAATCTGTATGAGAAAGTAGAAGCAATGGAAGCAATCATTAAGAGCTATGAGATCATAGATGCTACAATCCTGAACTGGTCAAAGATGGAAACGGAAAGAAGTGAAAAACCAAAGCCAACAGGCTTCCAGCAAAAGAAAATGAATTACACCATAGAGGGAAACAAGAAATGAAAACCTTATCTGATTACCTCTACTATCAAGACGAGTCAGGCGAGTTGTATTGTGGCGACTGCCTCGAAATCATGCCATTGCTTTCCGTGAAAGCTGATTTGCTATTGACCGACCCTCCGTATGGGATAGGTGCATCTTCTGGCTTTGGGGGCTTTGGGGGCTTTGGGAAGCCAATAGAAAGAAAATCCTACTCTGACACATGGGACAAAGAAAGACCTTCCAAAGAAGTATTTGAAACAATCATTAACGGATGTAATGATGCCATTATTTTTGGTGGAAATTACTTTGCAGACATTCTTCCCATGTCAACCCACTGGATAGTTTGGGATAAGCTAAACACGATGCCTACTTTTAGTGACTGTGAGCTTGCATGGACAAATGTAAAACGCAAATCAGTCATGAAAGTAACTGTTGAATGGAATGGTCTGATAGGTAAAGAATCAAAACGTCAACACCCAACACAGAAACCTATGAAGCTCATGCTCTGGTGTCTTAACAATTACAGCAAGCACGGTCAGCTTATCCTTGACCCCTTTGCGGGCAGTGGCACGACCCTTGTGGCAAGCAAGCAGATGGGCAGGCGTTACAGCGGGATTGAGATTAGCGAGAAGTATTGCGAGATTGCCAAGCGAAGGCTGGAAGGTACATCAGAACAGTATGAATTGGAGTTTAAATGAAAACCCTTCTTGAATACCAAGCTTGTGAATATTGTTTATCCAAAACACATAAACCCAATTATTTATCAATAAAGGAGTAACTCATGAAAAGAACACAGGAAGAAATAAAAGCGCAAACCCGGAAGAACATGCCGGGGTGTTTGATTGTTTTGGGATTTGTTGCTCTCATCTTGATCCTTATTTATCTCACTAATGGCATAACCAAGAAACACAATAATAATCATTTAACTCATAAGGCAGATATGGAACTGCTGCAGAGAGATCTGATTTATACCATTGCAGAAACAGATCCTGTTAATGTGGATATTATCAACAACTGGGAAGTAAGTTGTGAAGGAATGAGAAAGGATTTTCCGGAACTGATCCCACTGATCAACAAATCTTTGAATAACTATGCCAAGATAGATGTTTACTACAACACCGGGAGCAGGGTGGTTAGATTGATAGATAGGAACCAGGGAGCCAAGGAACTGGTTGAGGATCACACAGAAAAGCATGTGGTTAAACGATCTGTTTTTAATGTGAATCCTCAGAAGTATATTAACCGGGTAACTGAGAAGGTGATAAAATGAAAATAATATGCTCTGCTGCAGGAACCGGGAAAACACATGATTTGGTGAAATGGGTGCAGGAGATTCCGGTTGATATCACAAGGAGAGTAGCAAAAAGGATCATTGTATGCTATCATGGATTGGATATCATCAGATTTTTCAAAGAATATCATTTAAATCCTAACCAGATATTCAGATTTGCACACTTAAAACAGGATCTGCAAGGTTGTGATTTGAGTGATGTAGAGATTGCCTTTGATGATATGGATGAGTTTTTACTGCAAAGCATCATGAATGAAACACAAATAGGTGATAGACTTGGCAAGATCAGTTTCATAACTTTGAGAGATGGAAATGAATGAAGCAGCTTTTAGGCATATTTGTGATGAAGAGAGAGATAAGATTAAGATTAGATTCCCTAATGATTGGCAATATCTCAATGTTCTTTTGAGGTTATGTGATAAATGTGGTAACAGGAGATTGCAATTTACCTGCAACCGGGAACCAAGGGAAGCAATCTATCATCATAAATGCTATTGCTCAGAGTATAACTGGGAAGAGCAGATACTTACTGCAACTAAAACCGGAAAGAGTGTTTTTGATATTGTAAATGATATCCCATCTTCTGATCTCATACCCAAGGGAAAGAAAGATGATATACATTGATGATATCAAGATACCATTTAGAAACATGTTAATGTCACATATGACATCCATCCCACATGATACCCAGGAGCTGGTTGATTTTGCCATATCCCTTGGATTGAAAGAGGAATGGTTACAAACCCACAATAAAAAGCATATCCATTATGATATCTCACAAAGTAAGGTGAAAGAAGCATTAGATAAGGGAGCAACCTTATTATCTATCCAGGAGTATGTAACCTTGGTTCAAACCGATTGGAAAAAAAGGAATAACTCATGAAAAAAGAGAGAAGGATCAAAGGCAGGATGATCAGGAAGGAAAGGAAAAAGCATCCATTATTTAGAATGAATATCATACAGGATGAACTTGATATGCCGGATGCATTAGCAATGGCATTAAAAGGATTATTCCCACCTACAAAAACAAGGATTACAATGATGACAAAAACTGGAAAAGCCAGGTGGGAAGAATTATATCAGATGAAGATGCTTCCTGGACAATTAAACAATGATTGGTTCTAAACATCCCGGAGAGAAGAAGTATCCTGTCATCCCATTTAAGAATCAAGATACCGGGGTATTTGAATTTAAAACTGATGCACCTCATTTGAAATTCAATTATACTGAAAATGGCAAGATATTATCAGTGGGGATCATAATCGATCTGAACACTTTAAAGAATTGACCAGGTAGATTGGCTATCATGCAAATGGTAGCCTTTCTCCTGCTCATTTAACAAGTAAACTTGAAAACTTGTAAATACGCACATGCACACGCACATTAAGGAGGTTCAAAAAAAAAGATGAAAAAAACCATGCATACCATTTTCACATTTTGCTGTCTTGTCTGTCTTATTATATATATATGTTATTCATTTAATATATACTTACATAAGAGAGTTGTCAAGACAGCAAGCAAGACACACAAGACAGTAAGACAAAAATAAGACAGTGATCCGATAAAGCAAGACAGTAAAATGAGTGACATGTCTTATGGTTAATTTCTTTATTTTTATAGAAGTTATGTTACCAGCAAGACAACAAGACAGCAATTTGAGGGGATATACCTACCTTATAAGAATTAAAAATTAAAAATGAAGAATTAAAAATTACAGAGCAGAGCAGAAAGCAATCTGAAGAATGCTACTACCGGGGAAAAATGAGATCATAAATTAAAAGGAAATTTAGGTAAATGAATATGTCATAATACTTAATAGAAACAAGAACAACTGGAAACCAGGTTGATAAGAAAAAAGGTAAATAATTTTATTGACATGTTAGTGAGAAATCCAATAAGTAGTTTATACTCATTAACAATAGTTTAAGATTAGTTAAACCAAAATAATGAATGGAAGGTGAAATGGAAGCAACTCAACAAGATCCACCTATTATCCCATTAACAGCATCACAATTGAGATCACAATTAGCTGAGTTGAAGATATCCAATATTACAATTGCTTCTGCAATGGAAGTAACCCCGGAATGGATATCAACCATACTGGGAGAAAAAAGGGATAGTGAAGCATTAAGGTTAAAGATGACAGTTTATCTCATTAACTTTAGAAAGAAAGCTGAAAGCCATGAATGACATATTTAGTCAAATCAAGGACCAATTGCCATTGGTTGAATGGTTATCCCGGAACAATTACCAATTGGATAGATGTGGAAGTAAAACATACAGAATATCACCATGCCCATTGCAGGGATGTGATGGATCTGAAGCTTTTACTGTTTACCCGGAAACAAACACTTATAAATGTTTTAGCTGTAATCGATCTGGTTCCATCTTTGACATTCTCATTCATACAGGTGTTGCAACTGATATATCACATGCATTGATTATATTAGCAAAAGAATTAAACATCAGTTTGGAAAAGGAAGATACTGAAAAAGCTAAAATCTATAAGACCAGGCAGGAGATTTGGATTTTAGCAGCAGAATTCTATCACCAGGAATTGATGAAGTTAAAGCCTACGAAAAACTCCTTTAAGATAGATAAGAAGAAAACTGAGCAAACACCTCTCCAGGAAACTCCCTCCACTGGGGAGGTGAATGCTTATGCCTATTTGAGGGATGTGAGAAACAGATCAGATAAGATGATCATAAAGATGAAATATGGTTATGCAACAAGCAGGGATGGATTGGTTACCTATTTAAGAGGAAAGGGAATATCAGCAGATGATATGATCCAATCCGGGTTGGTAAGGCATAAACTGAAAGCAACAGAAGATAATAAAGATGAGGGATATCTATATGATTTATTCCAAGATGGTGTACTGGTATATCCGGTTTATTATCATGGCAAGATTGCAGATTTTATTTGCAAAGATCCTCAAAAGAGAGAGGGAAAGAATTATAGATTACCTTCCCAGTATAGGAACAACAATGTAATCTTCTATAACATGGAAGCTTTATACAAAAATGATATCATCCTTGTGGAAGGTCCAGAAGATTGCAATACAATTTTGGAGTTGGGTGATTATGCAGTAATGGCAACATTAGGGCAACTGCAGGATAAACAAATTGAAATGCTCCAGGCAAGAATACATGGAAAGACACTGCACTTGGCATTTGATACTGATAAAGCAGCTGAGAAGTATATTGAAAGAATAGGTAAGGCATTGGGATGCATTGAAGATGTTAGGGTAATGATTTGGAATGCAAAGTGTAAGGATATTGATGAATATTTCAAATCTGATGAGGTAAAGGATCTTCCAGAAAAGGATAGAATTGAATTACTTGATAGTTTGATGTCACCGGAAAAGGAAACTGACATAGTGGATTGGATGATCTCCAAAACACCATCAGTTGATGGGATGTCACCAAAGATGGCAGAAGGAGTATATTTACCATTACTCCAGATCATTGGAAGAAGCACCACCAACATGGCAATTGATAGATATCTCAGATCCCTTGCAGGGATATTTGGTGATGTACCTCAGATCCATTCACTATTAAAGAAAGAACTTAAAATGATATTGAATGGGGATGATGAGGATATTGATAATTTAGATGAAATAGATAAAAAATACCTGATCAGAGAAAACAACTGCTATTACAAATTTGAAAAAGACAACAAGAAATGGATATCTAATTTTGTCTTGGATATCAAGGAATATGTAGAAATTGATGAAGATATGCATTACCTGGTTAGATTGATAAATTCAGATGGATTTGCATCCAAGCCAATTCTACTCAGTAAGGAGCAAAGGATTAATGCCGGGGAATTCAGCGCAACCTGTGCAGGTGAGGGTTCATACTATTATAATGGATCTAATGGTGATCTATCTTATATTTGGATATCTGAGGAACACAGGGCAAAAATTCAAAGCAGAACATGTTACTTTCAGAGATTTGGATTTATTCCCAAGCATAAAGTGTGGTTATTTGGCAACTGTATCTACAAAGAGGGAAAGCTTTATGTAGCAAAAGAAGGTGAGGATATTATCCATGTTGATGGAATTGGTTATAAAACTCAGCATGTTAATATCTATTCCGGGGATCAACCTAAGTTATATTTAGAAAAGAATCCATCATTGGAATACATCCACCAGGTGATTGAATTACAATGGCAGATGTGGGATTGCGGTAAGAATGGATCAATACCACACAATACATTCAAGGCATTTCTGGGGATGGGTTGGGTTGCATGTGTCATTTATCTTCATGAGTTATGCCTAAGAGATCGTAAATTTCCCTATTTATTGAGTTTTGGACCTCCCGGCACAGGAAAATCAGAAGCCATCCAATTGATCATGAATTGCTTTGGGTTTACCAATGGTGGCGAGAACTGGGGAGAATCTACCAATGCAGGTATTACAGATGCTTTGGAGCAATTATCAAGCATTGGATATTGGATTGAGGAATTTAGCAATGTAGTGGGAGCATCCAGTACTCAGCAGCGCAAAGTGGAAATGCTGAAGAACATCTATAATAGGGCAAGCACCGGAAAGGGTGGATTGGGTGGAAAAAGGCAAGCAAAGGAAGTTAATGCAGCAATAGTGATGACCGGACAGGATAGACCAGAGAACCAGGCATTACTTAGCAGATGTGTTGTTTTGAGGAAGGAAAAGCCAACTGATTTGGGTACAGATGCATTTTATCAGTTGAGATCACAAAGGCAGAAATTATCCTTAGTGGTGAGATGGTTGTTGGAAAACAAAACACCGGAATCAATCAAAAACATGTATGAGGATATTGATGATCTTACTGAGAAGATCAAAACCAGGGCAAATGCAAAGGAAGTTAAAGTTGATGAAAGAACTGCCTTCAACCTTGCATTTTTTGCAGCCGGGTTTGGAGTATTTGGATATCACAAATATGATGAGAAATTCTTTGAGTGGTTGGTTATGGAAGCCATTACCGATTCTCAGAGGAAAATGGCAGAAGATATGGTATTCAAATTCTTTAATGACATTGAAGTTATCTTTAGTGAGAATTTGTATGAAGTTATATTGAGAGAGGGAGATTTACTATTTTTAAGATATGATTACATATACAATGAATGGATCAAGAATAGAAGAAATACCGGGATGAATGAAAGCCTTTCATCTGGTGGATTACATGACTACATGAAGAAAGATCCTCATGAATACTATGTACATTTGGAGAAGAATCAGAACCGGAAATACTTTGCAGGGAAGCAATATAGAGCAATAGCAGTATCAATAAGTAAGCTTCCAAGCCATATCCAGGATGTTGTTGATGATTGGAAGGATAGCTATCAAATAAATTAAGAATTAAGAATTAAGAATTAAAAATGGAGGAACTCATGAAAGAATACACATTTGTTGTAAGAATTGAAAAAGAAGTAACTGTGAAATTGAATGAAGATATGTTTACACCAGAATTCATGGAATCTTACAATAAGAGCTTCCATGATGAAGAAAGCATTGATACTCATGCTGCTTTTATTGCCAGGATGATGGCAAGGTATGATGATAAAAGATTTATTGAAGGTTATTATGATGATCAATTTGAAGCTACAGTTGAAGAAATTGAATGTGAAGCAGAAATTGATTCAGATTTATTTAGTACATGTGATCAATGTGATATGATAACCAAGAAAAGTGAACTTATTAAAAATGGTGATTTGTGTGACAAGTGCAAGAAAGAGGCAGATCATGGGAACATATGACTTGAAAGAAGATCGATCAGTAACCTCTAAAAAGAAAACAGATATTGCAACTAAATATGCTGATCAATGTGTTAGTGGGAATGTTTTGGATTATCTGGAATTAAGAGAACCGGAAAACTTTAAGAAGGCAATTGACTGGACATTTCAGAAACTCTACAAAGAAGAAGATTTTGATGGGTATGATAAGGCATTGCATGATTGGATGATGCTTTTAAAATCTTATGCTAACAGATTAAAAGTGGAAATAAGACAGGATCAAATCAAAAGAATTCATATACTAAAGGCAGAGTTGAAATTAACTGATGAAGAATATGTGAATCTGCTATTTATGAAAACAAAGCAAATCAGCTCCAAGAATTTGAATTACTGCCAGGGAGAGATAGTTATAGCTGCGCTCCAACAATTAAAAATTAAGAATGAAGAATTAAGAATTGCAGAGCAGACTGGAGAGACAAAATGACCTGGGGAGATTTATTTGCAGGTGGTGGTGGAGCAACTACCGGAGCATATGGAGTTGATGGGGTCAAAGTAATATGGGCATTGAATCATTCAAAAATGGCAATAGAAACACACGCTGCTAACCATCCAGAAACAATCCATTACCAGGCAGATATTAGATTTCAGGATGAACATGAGCTTGATCCTGTTGATGGAATATGGATGAGCAGTGAATGCACCAATTTTACACATGCTAAGGGTGGTAAGAAAAGAGATCTTGGGAGTTATAGTTTACCTTGGGAATTGATAAGATTTGCCAAAAGATGTAATCCTGATGTTATCATAGTGGAAAATGTAAGAGAGTTTTTAAATTGGGGAGAAGAAATTAAGAATGGGAAGAAAATCAATAAAGGTAAAACATATAAAGCATGGGAACAGGAATTATATAAGCTTGGATATGTTAACCATGATTATAAGCTTTTAAATTCTGCTGATTTTGGAGCTTATACTTCCCGGTTGCGATACTTTGGAGTATTTACAAAGAAGGGAATACCAATTCAATTTCCGCAGCAGAAAAACACAAAGAAATGCAAGAATGAATTTTGCAGATGGAGATCATGTAAGGATAAGATAAATTTGGCAGATATTGGGAAAAATATCTTTGATATGACATTATGCGAAAATACGATAAAGAGGATTGAAGCCGGACTTATTAAATTTGGTGGAGATCCTTTTATATTGAAATTCTATGGATCAAATGGAATTCCAAACAACAAATCAATTGAAGAACCGATAGATACAATCAGGGTAAAAGATTGTCATGCATTGGTTCAATTTCTGATGAGCAATTACTCATCACCAAGACCTCAGCACATGTGCCATTCATTAGAAAACCCATTACCTACTTTGATGACAAGTGACAAGCATGCAATTGTTACCCAGTTTATAGCAAGCTCACAAAATAGTAATGGTCATCCAGAATACAATATAAACAGTATAGATAATCCAATTGGTACAATGACCACAAAGCAGAAACACCAACTGATAACTAAAATGCAAATGGGGATATATTTCAGATTTATAAGTGTCCAGGAAGCAAAGGAACTGCAGGGATTTCCACCGGATTATAAATTATTGGGAAGCAAAGCAGATCAACTTAGGCATATTGGAAATTCAGTTGTTCCTTTGATGGCACAGTTATTAATCCAGAATCATATGATTGGAGGTGATTAATGACAACCGGATTATGGATCATTGTTATGTTTCTTGTATTTCTTGGAATCGGTTGCATAGTCATGCAATTTACAATTATCAACAAACCAGTTAAGGAGTAACTCATGGAAAATATCACAATCAACTCATTCAATCTTGATCTTAGTGAAGATTTTGAGATCAAGATCAGCATCCCGGATAAGGTAAAGGTTAATTTTGAATTATTCCCATTAACACAAAATGGATTGAATTTCCTGGGAACTGCAGGTGAAACTGAAAGAAAAGAACTGATCAAACATTATCTGATTTAGAAACTGGTGAAATAGAATGCCAAATCAATATACCAATACCTTGGCAAAGAGGGTTGCCAAACTTGGATTTAACCCGGTACAAGCTAATTTCATATTCATTAACAGCAAGGGAGATCTTCTGAGGGTTAACCGGAATGCTGACCGGAAAAAATATCCTTATACATTCAACTCTCAAAAGATCACATCAATCAAAGCAATAAGGAGATTATCATGAAAATCAATGGATACCTGATCATTATCATCATTGGATTACTGGTATTATCACATATTCTGATGTACAAATGGGGAAGCAAATCAGCAGGGATCAAGGAATTTAAGGCAGGGTATGCCCAATGCCAGGTGGATTATCCTGTGCCTTCCATGTCAAAACCGGATACAACTCACACAAACAACTGGGTACATGTACCAATAGTGACAGGGCAGGTAACCGGAAACTTGCAGAAGGGAACAGGGAACAGGGAACAGGGAACAGGGGAAGAGCAGAGCAGAGCAGAAAGTAATCTAAAGAATGCTACTACCGGGAATGATTCCACCAGTGTTAAACTTCCAACATTTGCAAGCGCAAGTATGGAGAAATTCATCATTGGTGAGGGATACAATGCAGATTTGAAAGTTAAATACACCTTTGATACCAACCTATTTGATTATACCTTGGATGTTAATTTAGAGCAGGTAACAACCACCATTCACAGCAATACACAATTGCCAACACCACCTGCACCACCTGCAAGGATCATTACCAAACCGGATTGGCGGTTATGTGCAGGGAGTGCAATAATTACAGCTTTAACCATTTTCTATATTCAGAAATAAGCATAAGGAGTAACTCATGGAAGTAATGAAATTCATACCTAAGAACCTGGAGCAGTTAAATTCATATTTAGCTACGCTTGATGAATCGATCCAGGCAGGATTAAAAGAAAACCTGCAACCACTGATCAGTGAGTCAGTTTCAGAGATTGCCAAGGATGAAACCATTATCAGTGATTTTGCCAAGGTACTCAAAACATTTGAAATCGATATGGAAGAATTGGAAGAAATCCTTAATTTTAATCCCAGGGCAACCAAGCTTGCGGCAAAGGGAAAAACTTTTATAGTCATAGCTATTGATGAACCATATTTTAAGAATGCCTTTGATATGATCAGAGAAAGAGAAATAAGCATTGAAAGATGGACAGATGAGGATCAAGCTTGGTATTTAGAAAAGATAGGTGAAACCGGGGAATGGCAGGAACTGCAAGCACAACCGCACGATTCGGTTGAAAAGAGGTGAATGATGAGTATAGACGCAACCAGAAAACCAACAAAACCACTATTCTGTATGCTCAGTTAGGTGATATAATCGTGGAAGAGCTGAAAGGATTGTTTGTAGTTATTCCGCAAGATAAATTCCTTGAATTATTTGATATGCCAAAAGAAGACATACAGGAAGGTGACAAATGACCTGCATAATATGCACATTACCAATCGTTGACGGAGAAAAGTACCACACGCTTACAATCGGAATGAGGCGGGTAATTGCACATTGCACGTGCTGTAATAGGCTGGAAAACGCTCCTTGCAAAACAAACGAAACGATAAAGCCAATGTTTGATAACTACACAAGTAACAGATGATTTGCCAACATTGTTCCTGCAGCAGGTAATTATGGAAACAATTACCAGAAAATCACTGCTTTATAAATCCCAGGTTGAGTATGGTGATTATGCATGCAACCACATTCTTGGATGTTCACATGGTTGCATGTATCCATGCTATGCATATTTGAATGCCCACCGATATGGCAATGTAAAAGGAATGGAAGAATGGATGCAACCAAAACTGGTATCCAATGCTATTGAACTTTTAGAGAAGGAGTTACCCAAGCTAAAGGATAAGATCGATACGGTACACCTATGTTTTACCAGTGATCCTTTCATGATGGGATACCCGGAAGTTACTGAGATAACTATGAAGATCTTGTATTTACTTGATGAATATGGGATCAGAGCCAGAACATTGACCAAGGGAATCATGCCAACTGATGAATTATTGAAAAGGCATGAGTATGGAATAAGTATGGTTACATTAGATCAGAGATTCCAGGAAAGGTATGAACCGGGTGCATCTGTACCTTGGCAAAGAGTTGAAAGACTTTACTCACTTTTTAAAAAAGGTTTTTATACCTGGGTATCAATGGAGCCATTCCCAACACCTAATATTCATGATCTTCATAACTGCAGCAATTTTAACAGCCTTCAGGAACACTTAGAAAGAATCTCATTTGTTGATAAGATCATTTTTGGAAGATGGAATTATAACCCGGAAATCAAGAAATACAAAGATCATGAGAATTTTTATAAGGATACTGAAGAAGCAGTGGTTGAGTTTTGTAAAGCAAACCACATTGAATGCATTATCAAGCAAAAAGTAACAAAGAAAATTAAGAATTAAGAATTAAGAATTAAGAATTAAGAATTGGAGAAAGTATGGAAAAGAATAAAGCTAACCTAAAGGATACCACTACCGAAAAGCAGGAGGAAAATCCATATAGGTTGGATGATAAGCATTTGGAAGAAGCCAAGAGGATCACAGAAGCCAGTGTAATCAAGCCGGGTTGCAAATTATGTTATGGCAGGGGATGGATTGGTGTGAATCCCAAGAATGAATTGATCACATGTACAAAATGTGTAGATACCAAAAAGATCAATTTTGTTTGGTATTGTTACCTGGAAACTTTGAATGATCCCATCTTAAATGAGAGGTACAAAACATTCATAGAAGATGTGAAGAAAGCAGAAGCTGAAAATAAGAATTAGCAATGCAGAGGATGGAGGTTTATATGATTCCATTTAAATACACACAAGAAAATGTAAAAACCAATCCCAATCCCAGGTTATATTCAGGAAACACATTTAGATTTTGCCCAAGCATGGAATATCTCCAATTGGCATTAGAAGAATTGAAAATACGGATTTTTTTAGCTTCAGTGAAATGATGTGACAGGTTGCAGAAATGGCAAAGCAAGATGATCTATTTCCTGCAGTAAAAGAGAAGAGGTTAACCCGGAAGGAATTGGATGCCAAGTATGATATCAAAATCTTCTTTACATCTGAGTATGATGTGAACATAGAAAAATCATATACATCATATGGTTACTATGACAAAATACTAAATACCAGGAATTATGGATATTATCGGAACTTAAAGGCAGTGGAAACTGCAATAAAACTTATTAGAGGAGCAACTCATGCCAACAATTAAAGCAATATCAATCAAGGAACCTTGGGCAGATAAAATAGCATATGGAGATAAGACAATAGAAACCAGAACTTGGAAAACAGATTACAGAGGACCAATCTTGATTTGCAGCAGTAAATTGCCATCCACCAGAAATTCCGGGAAAGCATTGGCAATAGCGCAACTGGTAGAGATAAGACACATGCAGGAAGGTGATGAAGAATTATCATTCTGCCCAGTTGATCCTGCCAGATACTCCTGGATATTGGAAGATATAAGACCACTGAAAAGGCAGCTGGATATATCCGGGAAGCAGAGATTGTTTGAGGTAAGCTTGACAGAAAGGGAAATGGAAGTTGTTGAATAAATTAAGAATTAAGAATTAAGAATTACAGAGGAGAGATGATGCATAAAACATACTTTCAATATCTGAAATCCATGAAACCTGATCCATTAAAACCAATAAAGTTTTTTATAGAATTTTGGAAGGATAATTGGAGAGAAACCATATTGATGATGCTATGCCCATTGGTACTGATATTTTATCCAATTGTTATGCCAATAACTGCATATTTATGCTGGAAAAAGGAATATCATGGAAGCAAACACTGAGAATAAATCTAAATGCTTGAAATGTGGTAATGAATCATTAACTCTTTGCAATTGCCAAGAATCTGATAAATATCAGCAGAAAGTTTTGGGATTAGGGATTCCGGTAATGATCATGTGTGAGTGGTTTGTAGAATCACCATCATTTTTTATAAGGTTCCAGATAGAATGAAGAAGATCATAACCTGGATATTGCTGATCATGATAATGATTTTAGTCATGATCTCTAAATTTGTTGATAGAAAAAGCTATGATTTAATCCGGTCAATATTTGGATAGGAGTGAATAGTGGATAACAAGATATTGCTTGAACAATACAAATTGGATATGATAGGATTGCATGGAGTTAGTGAAGCAGGGATGAAAGCATATCTCTACAAGATCAACAATTTTGCAGGGTACATAGAGGTTAGCTTGGACCAGGCAGGAGAGATGGAGATCAGAGATTTTCTTTTGGCATTAAAAAAGGCAAAACAGGCAATCAACACACAAAGGGGAACCATAACAGCTATCCGGTCATTTTATGGTTGGCTACAACAGAAACACAAGGTATCTGATCCAAGCAGGAACCTACATTCCTTAAAAGAAGAAGTGAGGATACCCAACTTGATCTCTACCCAGGATGTGGAAAGAATGATTGTTGCAGCAGGACAGAGGAATTGGCAGAAGGTGTCAGGTGTCAGGTGTCAGGTGACAGGTTCAGAGCAGAGCAGAGCAGAGCAGGGAAGAGAAGAGCAGAGCATAAGCAAGCTGAAGAATGCTACTAATGAAGAGGAGATATTTGCAACATTCTCCCGGTTGAGGAATGCAGCAATCATATGCTTATTTGCAGATACCGGAATCAGAAGAGGTGAATTGCAAGCATTGAGAGTGGGAGATGTTCAGCAGCAGGAAAAACAATTTATCTTGCAGGTATCCGGGGAAAAAACCTATACCCAAAGAATGATCCCATTTTCATATTTGGAAGAAGGATCATTGGTTGCAGAAACCTGGTGTGCATATTGGCAGATGGTGAAGTATGTGAAACAGTGGACAGGAGAGGATTATTTGTTTCAAAGGGAAGCAATATCCACAAAATGGAACAAGGAAACCGGGAAATATGAAGATGGTAAAGAATATCATTGGGGAGCAGGACCAATGACAACTCAGAACATCCACCAGATAGTGAAACAGGCAGCAGTAAAAGCAGGATTGAACAATGCTAACCGGATATCTCCACACACATTAAGGCATTTCTTTGCAACCAGCTTGGCAATGGATGGGATCAATATCACCATTATCCAGAAAAGGTTAGGTCATGCTTCTTTGGATAGAACCCAAATATATATCCATTATGCTGATATCCAAAAATCTGACAGCGCAAAAAATAACCCAATGAGCAGGAGCAAGGGATCTATCCGGTCATTTGTAAAGATGCAGAAGGAGATCCTGCAGAAGGGAACAGGGAACAGGGAACAGGGAACAGCTCAGAACAGAGCAGAGAATAGGGGAAAGAATGCTAAGTAAACCAATCAACTATGAAATACATAAGGATGCCTATTATAGCATTAAACAGGTTGCAGAGAAATTGGGTGTATCCAGGGAAACAATCTACCGGGAAATGAGAGATGGGAACATGAAATATACCACCATCAGAAGCATTTGGAAAGTGAAAGGATGCACTTTACTTAATTATCTGAATGAAAGATCATCAGATAATCAAGAATTAAAAATTAAGAATTAAGAATTAAGAATTAGCAGAGCAGAGCAGAAAGTAACCTAAAGGATACTACTACCGGGGAGAGGTGGATGTTAATCAGCAGCAGAGCAGAAGAAGAATTAAAGAAATACAGAACTGGCAACATAGAGGAAAGGACAGCAAGCTGTCTTTTATTTTTGAGGAATCATTGTGGTTGGACACCATACCCACACCAGATATTCTATATTGACCAGGCATTAAGGAACATTTACAATTTACTCTATGCACCTCCCAGGAGTGGAAAAACTTATGCAATGGAAGCAGTGGGAGTATATGAAACTGCAGTTAATCCATTTGAGGATGGAGTGATCTATGTACCCAAGTATGAGCAAGGCAAGGATGCCTTAAAGTATCATTTGGAATTCATAGAGAAATCAAAGCTGCTGAGTAATTACATTAAGAGAACTGCAGGTAAAAGGGAGTTTTCCAAAATCGGATATAAATTCCAGAATCTAAGCAACTGGAGAATTATGTCAATCCTGGGAAAGATTGAAGGTCATAATGTAACTATTATGAGGATAGAGGAATTTGATGATTGGGTGTTTGAGAAGTTTTCCAATGATGTGGTGAGAAGAGGTGGAGCCAAGAATAAGAATGGTCAACCAACCAGGGTAAGAGTAACCGGGACCATCATGGGCAAAGAGAATATCTACACTTTGGCAAATGATCCTAAATGGCAATCCAAATTCAAGAATCTATCAGTACATGATACATATGGTGTAATTGATGTATATACACTTTTAGCAATGGGTGTATTGGATGAAGAGTTTGTTGAATTTCAAAGAATCAGCATGACACAGGATGAATGGGCAAGATCCATGTTATTGCTTTTTACTGAGATCAGTAATTTCTTCACCAATTCTATGATCAGGAATGTGCAAAAAAAGATGATGGTTTGGGGAGTTGAGGGTGTACCATTTATTAAAGGTGGAAAATATCAAAAAGTAGGTAAGGTTAGCTTTGGATTTGATTGTGGTCATGGTGGAGATAGTGAAGAGAGCAGTAAATACAAGCTTGTGTTCATAGAAGAGCAGGGAGCATATCATAAATGGTTAAATGGTTTTACCTGGGATGCCCAGGAAAATCCAAAGGTGATCCATGATGAGGTATGTGAGCTTATAGCATTTTATGGTGGTGATGGTGGATATGGTGATGCCTTAAAAATGAATGACATTGCAATAATCAATGACATGTTATATGCAAATGGAGTAACCGGGAAGAGCAGATATGAAACCGGAACAAAGAATACAGTTGGCAATTGGGATGACTGGTTTTTTTCTCCCTTGTGGAATGATGCCAAAAATAAGCATGATTTTTATACACTTTCAAGGACAAGACTGGAAAAGGGATTATCTTATATTCCATATTATGATAGGAATGATGATACACCAACAGCAATTGCTTGCAGGGATTTGGTAAGCAACCTGGAGAATGTAAGGATGGAATCAAGCAAGGGCAGATATCCAATGTATTATGGATTAAATAAAAAAATAGGGGATGATACAGCAGATGCATATTGTATGGCAGAAAAGTGGTTGAATGATCATACTGATGTACCAGTTAATTATGGATTGATCCAAGGCAGGGGAGTGGGAACAAAGATGGGAACCGGGAGCATCCTCAAAGAGATAGAAAGCAGAAACTGATTGCAGAAGGGAATAGGGAGTAGGGAATAGCTCAGAGCAGAGCAGAAAAAAGCAAACACAAAACCATAAAGACACAAATAACAAGCATTTACAATTTTAATTAAAAATCAAATATTTTCACATAAAATGCACAACATGCATATATTGCAAGGTATTGACTTCATCTAAAAGAAAGTATAATATCCATCCATGAGTTACTTCCATGAATAGAGAGAGCAGAATCCAAAGGAGCAGTTGCCGGGTAACTCTGGCAACTGCAACTTTTAAAAGGGAGCAAGATGTTAGAGAAGAAGCATTTTTGGTGTCATCATTGCAAAGAATACTGGCAAGCAGAGGTGGATGCAGAAGGTAACAGGGAACAGGGAACAGGGAACAGTGCAGAAACAGAGCAGAGCCAGAAAGAAGGCAACCTGAAGGATACTACTACCAATGCTAATCTTAATATCATCAATGATGATCCATTCCGATTCATAGCCAATTGCCCAACTTGTGGGAAAGAAACTCATAATGTACCACACTATTATGCCAATTTAGAAAACATGCACAACAATGCAACCGGACCAATTACAGAATATGGAAAAGAAAGAGTGAGTGGAAATGCATTGAAGCATGGAAAATATGCAAAGGTAACCAGGATATTAGCACCTGCCAACTTTGAAAAATATCCCCAGTGTGCAGAATGTGATGATAGAATACCATGTGCATCCAAGCAGATGACATATTGCCCATATTACCTGGAGTTGATGCTCAGATACATAGCAGCCTATAAAGAGGGGAGTGTAGCTGATCTAAAGGAACTTGCAGGATTATGCCAGGCAAAATCATTCATCCTTTTACAGATGGCATTTGATGAGATCATGCAAAGAGGGATGGTACTGGTAACTCCCAAGGTTGATAAAGGTGAGGTTGTTTCTTATAAGAAAAATGCAACTGATCTGGAGAAAACAAATATCATGGAAATCACCAGGCATCCATTATTAAAGACTTTACCGGAATTGGCAAGGATGATGGGATTTGATGCAGATTCCCAAAAAATGACACCAAAGAGTGCAGATCCTGATCCTACAGATAATGCCGGGGATCTGGATGGTGGTAAGATCAAGATCAGTGATTTTGTAAGCAACCTGGCAGCAACCATTACAGCAGCAGTGCAGGGAATAGGCAGTGCAGCAGAGTTGAGAGCCAAGGATTTAACACATCAAAAATATAACTCAACAGAGAAAGATAGGCAGGAAGTGGAAGAACAAGAAACCGGACCTGATGACAATCCATTTCCTGTTGAAACAAAACCTAAAAACTAAGAGGAGATAGATATGGATATGCAAACTGCTAATGGCAAATACATCCAGGTTGAAAGCCATATGTTGATGGAAGATGCAACACCGGAAACCTCCATATGTTCACCAACTACAATTGTATCATCATCATTGCTTGAAGGTGATACATTATATTATGGTCATAAAAAACTAACAATACCAGAAAATTCATCATATCTTGCAATAAAGGCAGATAAAGATTTGTATTTTGGATCAACTGAAAATGATATTAAACCTGAATCTGCAAAAAGAATGAGAATTCCAGAATCTGATGCAGATTATATGATCCCAGTAGCTGGTATTTCAGAAATTTGGATTAGAACAGAATCCCTTGTGGAAAATACAACAGCAACAATATTCTTTGGATTTGTGATAGTATAATGATCAGTGGTATTTTAAAACCTAAGACTTCATCTTTTGAACCAATCCGGGCAGTAACGCTTTGGAAGGTTAGCAATCATGTATCAGATGGTTTTAGAATATGGTGGGAATTTGGAACTGGTAAAGCAAATAATTGGCATATTCAGATATCTTCAAATATAGATTTTTCAGGAACATTACCTGTTAATGATGAAACAATAACACCAACATCAACATACTATGATGCAACCGGATTAACCGATAATACACTATACTATATTCGTATCCGTGCAAAATATGGTGTTGGATCATACAGCAACTGGGAAACAAGCAGAGCATGGACAAAACCAATAATGCGTACAATTACAGCAATTGCAGGAAATACTCCAACAGTTGAAGGATTTACAGCAAATTGGGAAACACTTGTGGCTGGTGATGCAGATTCTATTGATGTGCAATATGCTTCTGATGTCGATTTCGTGAACATCATAGATACTATCAATGTTGCAAATACGGAAATCTCATTAGCTATTCACGACCTTGCACAGGGAACAGATTATTGGTACAGGATTCGTTCTGTCGTTACCGTTGGGATTCCTACAAACGGCGAATGGAGCAACGTAATCAAGAAAACTACTACGGCTGTCGCTCCCCCTATTTTAGGAACTCCCGAAGATGTAACGGTTGAGGGTGCAAAGCTGATATGGACTAAAGGCACTGGTTCTGTGGATTCATGGGAAGTCAGATTGACCGTTGGTGAAGATATAAGTTCTATTGACAGCATTACTGATTTATTCTTTGCCTTCGATGGGTATTTGCAGGGCGTAACAATCACTTATGAAATTCGTGGTAAAAAGACCACAAATAGCAATGCCAGATATTCCGAATGGAGTACTCCTGTTGAATTGACCACCTCTCTTGTTGGTGTATTAACATCTCCCAATACAACCAATAATCTTGATGATGAATTTACGGCTAACTGGACGCTCCCCGACCTGTCTAATCTGGATGCCATTACTCTTGAGGTTGCGGATAATACTGATTTCACAGGTGCAACAGTACATGCATTGGCAGGAACTGCGGAATCGCATACCGTTACTGGGCTTACTGCTTTGCAGACATGGTATTGGAGAGCAAGAGGTGAATCATTAGGGCAGGTAAGCGAATGGACAGCGTATGCAACCGTTGAAGTATTGCCTATCGTTTCCACTGCCATTGACGATTCATCTTCTCCGCAGATTACCAAACTTGATTTACACTGGCTGGAAAACGTGTCAGGTGTATTATCTGACTGGCATTTGCAGGTTGCATTGGCAACTGATACGGCGTTTGCCAATCCTGTCTATGATGAAGAGATAAGCGGTTTACTGTTTGCCATGCTGGTAACTGGACTAGAACCTGAAACTGCTTATATCTGGCGTATTCGTGGCGTTTATTATGTAGATACCATCCCTTATTATGGTTCGTGGGATGGTACTGGTAATACACTTACCACAGAAGCACTTCCAAGTGTGGAATCATATGCATGTGAGTGTCCTGCTCCATTACCAAACTATCTGCCAATAACCATAGGTGCACAACTGACAGGTACGGTATCTGATTATATTGAAATACAAATATCAGACATGGACTTCGATGGCGAGGGATGGGATTCGTCACATATCGTAGAAGAATCAGCAACATTACCCATAGCTACTATTCTCTACGAGACAACTTCGCATCTAACCCCCGAAACACGGTATTGGTTTAGGGCTCGTGGGGTATATACGGCATACGGAGACCTATATGCAAGTGAATGGATAGGTATCAGGGAGGATACCGTTGCTGTTGACGTACCTGTGTTTTCAAGTAGTGACAACAGCACTAGCAAGATAGATATGGAATATCTTACTGGTGCGGGTTACGCAGATGTTTACAATGCAGAGATATATCAGGATAAAGGATTAACTAACAGGATAGCGTCGTCAACGGCTATTGCCGATACTGGCAAAGTTACTTTCAGCATTTTAGTTTATCATACAGGTCCGGTATGGGTACGCTGTCGGGGTATTGCTATCCATCCCAACAATCCATTGATACGTGATGAAGGCGACTGGTCAGAAGTAACATAAATACAACCATCTTGATAAGCAAACAATACCTGGAGGTACATATGAAAGTAATGAAAGTAATGATCTCAATCCTGCTGATCTTATTGATCAGTACAATGCTCATGGCAGAAAAAAACAGCTACAGAGCAGAAAAGACAGTTAACTCTTGGGTTAACATTCAGCAATTACCAGTTGATAGTGGGCAGTTGACATCTTCAGAGCAGAGCATGGCAGAATGCAACCTGCAGGATGCAACCACCTATGATCATCCCGGAACCGGGTATGCAATAGGATCAACACCGCTATTTGGTAAAAGTGGGGAGGATTCAACAATAGTAACTCCACCAGGCACTGATCCCGGACCATTCCCTTGGAAACAGATATTTACCTTTTTAATCGGTTTATTAACAACAGTGATAACCTGGGTGGTGGTGAAATATCTTAAAATTCCAATTACAGAATCCCAGGTTAATCCCATTATCTCTTATGTTTTTAACCTGATTGCAGCACAGTATTTGAAGAGAAAAGAAAAACCCGGAACAATCTCAGGCAAGGATGCAAACAAAGCAGTAATGAGTGCAGTGAATGATCTATCCTATGCCAAGCAAAGCCTATTGGTCAATAAGTTTGGATCATTGGTTGCAGCAGTGGAAAGCATTTACCGGGAAAAATTCCTGCCAACCTTGGCAACAAGCTCAGGATCTGTGATCCGTAGTAAAGCATTAGCTTAGTTTGCAGAGATATTTACTTCTTTTAATCGTAAAAGAAGTAACAAGAAAAGCTCTCATGAAACTAACTCAAGTGGTTTTTAGTTTAGATGGATAAAGATGATATGTGGTAGCATAAATTCAATCTTCGAGATTAGGAATCGAGTTTCATGATGCAGAGTAGAACATACCAGAGCAGAAGAGTTACAGAGGAGATTATATGCTTCAGGATAAACAGGAACAAGCCAATACAGAGAAAGGAAAGGTTTGCAGATATTCTGCAGCAGAACTGCTGAAGATGTTAACCTATGATGTTCTTTGCCGGGTTCACAAGAATTCAGGCATACCTGTATATACTGGGGCATATGATCTCAATTTAGGATTTATCAGAACCTGTGTGAACATACCACATATCTGGACAGATGAGCAGATCAATCCTGATGTATTCAATGATATAGAGTATATATTTTTTACGGATGAATATGGCAAAAAGCAAGCTTTTGCATGGTGGTGTACAACTGATCCCGGATTGATATCAATTTTATCACCACACAATCCCAAGGGATGTGCAATACTGAAAGAAGGATATTACCGGAAGGGATTAGCATGGGGAAAGCATAAAGGAATTGATTGCCTTGTTAACCGGGAAGAATTGGGTTGCCTACCATTAACAGTGATCAGGGATTTTGACAGGGATCACAATCTTGATTATTGTTCAGTAAGAGAAGAGACAGGATATTTTGGCATTGATAATCATCCTTGCAGAAGAGATAAGGTGGTTACTATTGTAGGACCATTTAGTGAAGGATGCCCATCATTTCCAGATATCCTAAATAACAATACCTTGGGTGTTCTTGTACATAAGCAGGAAAGTTATGGTCATGGCAAGCAGGTGAGTTTTTTACTGAGCAAGCAGAATGTATTTGAGCAGAAGGTAACAGGGGAAGAGCAGAGCAATCTGAAGAATGCTACTACCAGGAGTAATCATGGCAGATAAAGAGAATATGATAACAAGTTTTGGAACCGGAACAAGTACAATAAAGCAGATGCTTGATGAAATGACATTAGCTTCAAGGGATATATTATATAAAAAAGGTGTTTCCCCATATGAAAATCCTGACAAAATAATTAGTCAAAGGGGAATTGCATATATCCAGAATGAGGTTGAAAGGGATACCCATTACATGAGTTGCCTAACAACCAGGGTAAATGCATTGATCAAGAAAGGATATAGAATATTACCAGCATCAACAGCTCCCAGGGATTTGGAGATCAGAGATTTTGTTGAGCATTGTTTAACACATATGCAGAGTGAATTTGAAACTGACATTGCAGCCATGATGAGTGCAATATCAAGAGGATATTCACTTTCAGAGATGAATTATAAGATAATTGATAGGGGAAGATTTAAGGACAAGTATGGGTTAAAGAATATAAGATACAAGCAACAGGCATGGTTTACCTTTGAATTTGACAAATATGGGTATTACACACCGATTCAATGGGATCCGGAAAGGATAGTATTAAAATCCAATAAATTCATCCACCTGATCAATGGGTTAGATGATGAAAATCCGTATGGATATAGTATTGGATCAATCTGCAGCTTTTACACCTGGTTAAAGAAACAGGAGTTTAAATTTTGGGCAGTATTCAGTGAAAGATTTGGCATGCCATTGCCCAAGGTTGAGGTTCCAAGTAATACTGCACCGGGAGATCTGACAGACCTGGCAGCCAATAAATTATTAGAAGCTGTGAATTATGATACTGGTGTTAAGGTTCCCAAGGGTTTGATCCTGGAATTTTTAGAAGCAACCAGAACCGGGGATGCAGGATATAGCAATTTTATCAAGATGTGTGATGCTGAGATAAGCAAGGCAGTGCTTGGTCAAACCTTGACGGTTGAGAATACCCAGGGTACAGGATCAGCAGGATTGGGCAGTGTTCATAGTGATGTATTATCAGCTTATACCTTATTTGATACCATCATTACTCAAAGTGCATTTAATCTTCAGTTGATCAAAAGATTGGTTGATCTGAATTATGCAGATGTTGATCAATATCCAAAATTCAGTTGGAAGATAACTGAATCCGGTTTGTTGGCAATCGTTGCCCAGGCATTACCACAATTGGTTCAAAGTGGATTACCAGTATCTAAGAAATGGGTATATGAAATATTGAGAATGATGGAACCGGAATCAGAAGAAGATATTTTGGAAGCAATCCCACAAAACATTGGGAATCCGGGAATTGGTGGAGTTGATAATAGGGCAGGAAACAGCTATCAACAAAAGAGAATAAAAGCAGAGCAGATTGAGTTTGCTGCCAATGTCATTAAGGAAACTGCACAGAATGAATCTATTGTTGGCAAATATGTGAGTATTGCATCCAAAACATATAAAGAACTGATCAGTAAGATCATCAAATTAAAATCATTCAATGCAGATGTATTCCCGGAATGGATCAACCAGAACATTGCTCCTATTTTGCAGGAAATTCTAATACTTGGAAAAATGAAAGGCATGGCAGATGCTATTGCAGAAGGTGACAGGTTTCAGGTTTCAGGTGACAGGTTCAGAGAAGAGAAGAGCAGATGTAACCTAAAGGATACCACTACCGGAAAAGAAGAATTTGCCATTTACAAACCATTTGATACCATGATAGAAGATTATCTGGCAAGGGGAGTGATCAGTAAATCAGAATATGATCTGCTATCTGAGGAAATGAAGAGGAAAGCATTTGCATTATCCGGGGTTGAAGCAGAAACCACCTTGAAATCTATAAAAGATAAGATCCAGGAAGTTTTGGCAGGTAATCTAAGCAACCTTGACTTTGAAAGTGCAGTAGAATCAATTTTTGACACTGCCGGATTAACGATTAGAAGCGCAAGCAGATTGGAAACTATATTAAGGACCAACTTACAAACAACTTATGGAGAGGGGAGATTTAAGGTGTTTGATGAGTTGGATGCAGATGAATTTCCAGCCTTGCAGATAGTAAGTATAATGGATTCCAGAGTAAGAGCATCCCATGCTGCCTTGAATGGATTTACCAGGTACAAAACTGATCCTATATGGGGAAAACTGAGAACACCTTTCAGTTTTAATTGCAGATGTGCGATCAAAGCAATCCATAAATCTGAATTATTTACCATAACAGAAAAAGAGCCAGATACCTCAGATTTGGATTTCATAAAATAAATAAGGACAGGAGAGCAGAATGGCAGAAAGAAAAACAGCAAGCTGGTTGAGTTTGTGTATCAGTGTAGTAGTTATCTTTGCAAGCATGATTGCAGGAGCTACATTACTAAAAGCCAATACAACACAAAACACAAAAGACATCAGTTGTATGCAGCAAAAGGATATTGAATTGGAAAAACAGAATAAGGAATTATCTGATCAGTTGCAGGATATAAGCTTTAATCTTCAGAGGTTGTGTGAATCTCAACATATAAATTATATCAAAAGCAAGAAATGATAAGGAGTAACCATGCCAGTATTCAATAAGTATGTAACAGAAGTGAATGATGATGGTACTTACAATGTTCTCAACCTGGAGATATTTGGATTGGGAGAACACCGGGGATTTAACTATGATGATAAATGGTTTGCCCAGGTACAGAAGAAACACCAGGAACTGGAAGCCAAGGGATACATCCCACCAGTAGTAATCGGTCACAATAACAAGAATCTCCCGGAGCGCAAGGCATGTGGATTTTTCAACAATTTGCGTATTGATGGAGATATGATCCTTGCAGATCTGATCAAGATACCGGAAGAAGTATATGAGGATATCAAGGATAGATTGTACCCATACAGATCTATTGAGGTATCACCGGAAGATTTTGAGATCACAGCCTTGGCATTGCTTGGTGGAAGTGAACCTTATTTCAAACTGCCCATGCTGGAGGTATTCAACAAGGCAACACAAGGAACTGACAAGGTAATGGGATTCCAAAAACACAGAAAGGAAACCGGGAAGAAAGATTACATCCGGTTTTCACTAACAGAACCTGAATTATCCATTGCAGAAGAAGTGGATCAGAATGAGAAAACATCAAAGCTCAGAAAGTGGTATGATGTAATTTCTACCAGGATCAGCAATGCATTATGGGGATATGGCAATGAAAACCTAAAACCCAAAGAGATCAAGAAGGTGATGTTAGATACTATGCAGGAAGGTATTGCTGGAATAGAAAAAATAGACACAGGAGAAGAGCCATCTGCAGGTGAAGAAGCAGATGTACAAACTTATAACCAACAACAGGAGAATGAAAACATGGCAGATCAAGCATTAACCAAAGAGCAAGAGGAACAGATCTATAAGGATCGGTTCACCAGGGAGCATGGTTGCTCACCTGAAGAATTCAGCAAAAGACAGATGAAGGCAAAAACTGATGCCAGAAAGTTACTGGTGGATGGTTTTGCAAAACAGCTTGATGACAAGAAAGTATCAGGTGCAGCCAAGGAAAAGATCATTGCCTTCATGAACCGGGAACAAGGATCAAGGGATGCTGAACAGTTTGAAGCTGATCAGGTTCCGGAATTCCAAACCTTGATCATGGAGATCATCGGTTTTGCAGCAGGGGATACATTGATTGTTGATACAGATGAACATGCCCAGCATGGATCAGATGTGGTAACAGAAGATGATCATCCAGATGCAGAAGTGGAACAGGCAGTGTATTCCATCATGAGAAAAGACAAATGCTCTTTTGAAGTAGCATTTACCAAGTATGAAGAAGAAAAAGCCAGGGGGAAATAATGCAATTAGCACAGCCGGGACCAATCGTAAGTGTACCTGCAACCACAGCATTGGAAGCCAATCGATGTGTGGGCATAGCAGGAACATATGAAGCAGACAAGAGACCTTTGGGTGTAACACAGGCAAAATATGCCAGTGGTGAGATGGCAGCCTTGCAAACCAGTGGAATTGTTGTTGTGGAAGCAGGTGGTGGAATCACAGCCGGAGATATGGTAAAAGTTGATGCAGCAGGGAAAGTTGTTACCCATACAGCAGGTGTAACATATACTGCAACTGACCTGGAGAAATTGGCAGGAAGAGCCATTGATACAGCCTCCGGGGATGGCATTTTCATCAGAGTAAAATTGGTGTAGGAGGAAATCATGGCACTAACCGAACAACAACAGTTAAACAAGAACATCAATCCATTTTTGACCACATATGCCCAGGGTTACAAGCAACAGGGTTTGATTTACAGCCGGGTAATTCCCCAGGTTGAAGTGCTTACTGACAGTGTAACCTATCAGAAGAATAGCAAGGATGGATTCAAGATCATTGATTCCAGGAGAGCCTTGAATGCCAATCCCAAGG